TAAATAACATATACAAGGGTACGGATAACTACCTACCTGAGTACTGCAAAGGCACATTGCCACATGAGTGGCGTAAACAGTTATATTTGACTTTTAGAGAGTTTTCTAATATCAAGTTTAATTGGATTGGTCATGATCTTGACGAAGATTTTTTATTTGTCAAAGATAGTGCAATCAAAGAATGTGCTAATGTAGAATTTAAAACATACGATAACATACGATTATAAACGATCACATAAGGAGATAAATCATGAGTATCGAAACAATCAGGTCTAAGAATAGCTTAGACAAATTACTTGGAGCTGTCGCATCAGAGAAAGCACCATTAGAAAAAAAATCATATACAGACGAGAGAATATGGAAAGGCGAGTTAGATAAATCTGGTAACGGTTATGCTGTTCTTAGATTTCTACCTGCTGTTCATGGTGAGGAATTGCCATGGGTAAAAATGTATTCTCATGCGTTTCAAGGTCCAACAGGTCAATGGTATATAGAAAACTCTAGAACTACCATCAACCAAAAAGACCCTGTGTCTGAGTACAACTCTAAACTTTGGAATACAGGTATAGAGTCTGATAAAGAAATAGCAAGAAAACAAAAGAGAAAGTTATCATACTACTCTAACATCTATGTTGTTTCTGATCCTAAACACCCAGAAAACGAAGGTAAGGTTTTCTTATTCAAATATGGTAAGAAAATTTATGATAAACTTTTGGCTGCAATGCAACCAGAGTTTCAAGACGAATCACCTGTCAATCCATTTGACCCATTTAGTGGTGCGAACTTTAAATTAAAGATTCGTAAAGTAGATGGTTATTGGAACTATGACAAGTCTGAGTTTGAAGCACCTTCTAAATTGGACGAGGATGAATCAAAAGTGGAAGAAATATGCCAAAAGGCTTATGGATTAGCTGAGTTTACGCAAAAATCTAATTTTAAATCTTATGAAGAACTTCAAAAGAGAATGGATATTGTGTTGTCAGGTACCACTAAAGTAGGTAATGTTCAAGAACAAATCAAGGAAGTGAAGACAGAATCAGTAAATAATTCTGCCCCACAAGATATAGTGCCTCCTAAAGAGGA